AGGCCGGGTTTAGTATCCCAGATAGTATATACTGTACAATGATTGCAGAATACATCTTAGGAAAAGGGCGCAACACTGAAGTCGTTAAAGATGAGGATGGTAAGGACCAAGTAGTACGCCGAGAGATATCCCTAAAAGCAACAGCACAACGTCATGACGTTACTCGTAAGAAGAGTGAGCTAGTTGATGAATTGTTTAAATCCGGTACAGGCTTCGAGGCCATGCCTATCGAGGTGGTACGGGAATACGCTGAAGCGGATGTCGTTAGCTGCGGGGAGATATACTTATCTCAACAGGAGATGTTCAACACCGATCCTAATAAGCCACTACTGAACATAGTCCGTCTGATGAATGAGATGACTTGGTTCCTTCTAGAGATAGAAGGCAACGGCTGTAAGATCGATATGGATGTTCTTAATCAAGTTGAGAGTGACTTCCGTACAGAGAAGGCAGAACTAGAGAAAGCCCTCAATCAAATCGTTACAGAGGTAATGGGCGACACGGTGATAAACCTAAACAGCGGACAAGACATGACTAAGGTTGTGTACTCCCGTCAGGTGATGGATCGTGAGAAGCACAGGTCTACTTGGAATATAGGTGTGAACTCTAAGGGTAAGCCTTTAATGCCGCCTCGTATGAACCGAAGCCAGTTCAACAGATCTGTTCGAGCTACCACACAGAAGGTCTACAGAACTATAGCTATGTGCTGCCAGTTGTGCAGCGGTCACGGTACTATACAGAAGTATAAAAAGAACGGTGATCCTTGGAAGATACGCAGTAAGTGCAGCCTGTGTGAAGGACGGGGCGCTATCTACGTTCCACAGAGCAAGGTAGCAGGTCTAAAGCTAAACCCTACTGTACCTTCTGATGCAAGCATCAATGGCTTTAAGACCGACAAAGTAACCATTGGGCGTCTTATAGATCAGGCTAGGGAAAAGGATAACCTCACTGCTATTGAGTTCCTGACTAAGATCAAACGCCTAAATGCTATCAACACCTACCTTGATAGTTTTATATCTGGGATACAGACATGGACCAGACCCTCAGGCCTACTGCATTCTACCTTTAACCAGTGCGTCACTGCTACTGGGCGTCTGTCATCCACTAATCCTAACTTCCAAAACTTACCTAAAGGCAACAAGTTCGAGGTCCGTAGGGCTATTGTAAGCAGGTTCCCCGGCGGGAAAATCGGAGAAATGGATTTCAGTGGCCTTGAATTTAGAGTCGCAGGGATGCTGTCCCGGGATCAGCAGATCATAGATGACGTACTGAATGGCAAGGATGTTCATAAACAAACCGCATCAATCATATTGCAGAAAACAGAAGAAGAGGTAACTAAAAATGAAAGGTCTGAGGCAAAGGCTTTTACGTTCCAACCATTATATGGCGGCGGCTCAAACGGAAAAGCAAGTCACATCAAAGCCTATTTCGACTCCTACTTCACCATCTACGAAGGACTATCAAGATGGCACAAAAGCCTCGGAGACGAAGTTATCAACCGAGGATATATTCAGACTCCAAGCGGTAGACAGTTTGCGTTCCCCGGAGCAAAACGGCTTGGGTCTGGACGAGTTACCAACCACACCCAAGTGGTTAACTTCCCCTGCCAGAGCTTTGCAACGGCTGATATCGTTCCCCTTTCATGCATTCGTGCGCTTAAAAGGTTTCGTGATGATGGCCTTCAATCGAAGCTAATCCTTACAGTACACGATTCCATTGTCGTAGACATACATCCAGATGAAGTTGACGCCGTAGGTATTGCCCTCGAGTGGGCCATGTCAGGCGTGGATGAGGAACTAAAAGATAGATTCAATTACCAATCAGTCCTGCCTTTAGACATCGAGTATTCAGTGGGATCAAATTGGATGAATTTAGAAGAGTTAAGTGTTGCTTTAGACACCTAACCGTAGTATAACTAAGAACCAAATAATTGAGGAGAGCCGAATGGCCGAACTACAAACTACATCAACAATGTCGATGGCTGAATTACATCAGACATTAGGTATCAATGATAAGCCACAATCAGGCAGTGGCACACGCCTTCCAGAGCTGAAGATATCGTCTCAGCGTAAGGATAATGAAGGCAACGACATCCGTAAATTCGAGGGTCAGTTCTTTCTGAAGAACTACGATCAAGAGGTATATGCTGAAACAGTACGAGTACGTGTACTATCTCAGCTATTTCAGTGGATCGATTATGATCCAGATGAGAACCGTGTGCGTAATAAGACACTCCTGATTCCTTTCATGAGCCATGAAGCTCGTGATATGCAGGGTGGTATTCGCTGCGGTAAGCCTACATCTCGTGAGATGAAGAACTGGTCACCTGAACAGAAGTCTAAGTATAAGAGCATTACTTTGTTTAGACAGCTACGGTGCTTGGTTTCATACGAAGGCGTAACTGTCTCTGGAGAGAAGGTTAAGGTAGAAAACGTACCATCAATCATTCTCAATAAGAACTCATCTTACATGAACTTCGAGGATGAAGTTGTTAAGAAGCTGAATGGCCGTAACTACAGTGATGTGTGGGTGGACCTATCTAGTCAGGAACATCAGAACGGTAGTGTAACCTACTACACATGGCACTACACACCAGATATTAAGAACCCGGTCCCATTAGATGACAAGACAATGGAGACTATGGTTCATTTTGCTGGTCTAGTTAAATCTGAAAATGAACGTATCGACAGCTCCTATGAGCGGTCACTGAAGGATCGTGTGATGGATGATGATGCCATCGATGCTCTAGAAGATGACCTAGATGCGGATCTGATGGATTGATACTAGAAGCCAAAATCCACCAAATCATGGAAAGGCTTTCCAACAACGAGTCTGATCAACTTGAGATTAAGAAAGAGTGGATCGATGAAGCTGTTGAAATGGTCAGGGAAGGGCTTGAAAGACAGCTCTTTCGTGAACAGGAACCTTTCCGGGTACGGATGTCCAACATATCCAAGCCTACCTGTCAGCTCCATATGGAAAAGCAAGGTAAGCCTAAGTCCAGAATGCCTTACAATCACATTATGAGAATGATGCATGGTGATATGATTGAGGTCATCATGCAACTGATACTTCGTATCTCCGGTGCTAACATCACTGGCGGTAAGAATAAGGTCAAGCTGGATGTAGCTGGAACTGAGGTAAGAGGCGAAGACGATATCGAGATTGATCATAAGGTCTTCGATACTAAGTCAGCCTCTCCTTGGGCCTTTGGTAACAAGTGGTCAAAGGGCTTTGCTGGATTACAAGAGTCTGATGACTTCGGTTATATAGGTCAACTGGTAGGATATTCTGCAGCTCAGAATAAAGAACCGGGCGGATGGATTGTTGTAGATAAGAGTAGTGGTCAGGTCAAAGTTGTTGAAGCTGATCTAAAGAAGCGTGACATCAAGAAGATCCTCGGGAACATGAGTACCGCAGTGAAATCACTGGATGGTGAATTCAAGCGTTGCTTTGAGCCTGAAGATGAGTTGTTCCGCCGAAAGCCTACAGGTTCCAAACGGCTATCAGCCACCTGTGGGTTTTGCTCTTTTCTGGGGTCCTGTTGGCCTAATGCTCAATACCTACCACAGACGGGATCTCAAGCTAAAGAGCCTCGCCACTACTGGTACACAGAGTATGAGGGCAATAAACTTTAATGCCTATCAAGACCTCGAGCGCCAAGAGCAAAGGACGTAAGCACCAGCAGTGGACACGGGATAGGCTCCTAGAGCTTTTCCCTACGCTCGAGAAGGATGACATCCGATCAACATCAATGGGAGCTGGCGGGGAAGATCTTCAATTCTCGCCAGCAGCCCGTAAGCAAATACCCATTAGCGTAGAGTGCAAAGCATACAAAGCCTTCGCAATTTACAAGGTAATGGACCAAGCCGCAGAGAATTCCAAAGAAGGAATAGAGCCTGTGGCGGTCATAAAGGCGGACAGACGAACTCCGTTGGCAGTGGTTGATGCTCAGTATTTCTTTAAACTTCTAGCTAATTCGGAGACAAAATGAACCCGGACGAACTGCCTAATAATTCGATGATGTTGCTTGTTCAAATGAACGACGATGGAGAGATGTCTATCCTATCTGGTAGCAACCTCGACGAGGACAACGACGAGAAAACCATAGAGTTTCTAAACGATGTGATGACCGGATTGTTCTTGTCTTTCGACAACATGATCAACCTGTTTGCATACATCGGTCATATGGCTCGTACCTCAGAAGAGCTGTACGATGAACTTCAAGGGCAAGGTGCACACTTTGAGCCAGATGAAGAACTCCTGAAAGCCATTAGGGATAGCAAGATTATCCCTTTCGACAAGAAGAAGCTCAACTGATGGCAGATAACGTAAACAACCCGCCTCATTATAATCAGTCTGGTATCGAGTGTATCGATGCAATTCGTGCAGCTCTAGGTGATGAAGGATTCAAGTCCTATTGCCAAGGTAATGCACAGAAGTACCTCTGGCGTCACAACTACAAGGGTAAGCCTGTAGAGGATCTTGATAAAGCCATTTGGTACATCACCCGGCTTCGCAATGAAATTTTAAAAGAGCACTCTAAGGATGAGGATACCCATGAATTTTGAGGATTATCAAACACAGGCAAGTAAGACCGCAATCTACAATGATGCGGATGTAATAATTTACCCGGCTCTAGGCCTATTCAGTGAAGCTGGTGAAGTAGCTGGAAAAGTGAAGAAGGTCCTACGGGATAAGAATGGGCATTTTGATCCTATTGAGAGGGACAAAATAGCTGATGAGGTAGGTGATGTCCTTTGGTACATCGCTGCCCTTTGCACCGACTTAGGTGTGGGTATGGAAACCATAGCCCAAAACAATCTCAACAAACTTAATAGCAGGATGTCACGCAATGTCATCCAAGGTTCAGGCGATAATCGATAGGGAAAATAATGAGCAGTTTTAAATCAAACCTAAATCCAGCATTCAGATCAAAGTTTAGCGAGGATATCTTTAACCATAAGTATAAGCATGAAGGTGCTGAAACTTGGGATGCATTGGCTAAGACACTAATTGATGATGTATGTGGTGATTTTTTACCACAAGAGGAGTTAGACCAGCTTACACAGTATGTGCGTGAGATGAAGTTTATTCCGGGCGGACGTTACTTGTATTATGCAGGGCGTCCAAACAAGTTTTTCAACAACTGTTACCTTCTGAAGGCAGAAGAAGATACTCGTGAGGATTGGGCTAACCTATCATGGAAAGCTGAGAGTGCTTTGATGACAGGTGGCGGCATCGGTGTAGACTATTCTGTCTATCGTGCCAGTGGATCTCCTATCGCTAAGACAGGTGGTCAGGCCAGTGGGCCTATCCCTAAGATGAATATGCTCAATGAGATTGGCCGCCGTGTAATGCAAGGTGGCTCACGCCGTAGTGCTATTTATGCATCCTTAAACTGGCAACATGGAGACATACACGAGTTCCTCGAAGCCAAAGATTGGGCTAACATGCCTGTTGGTTCAACAGGTAAGACACTGTGGGATATCAAACAGGATGACTTTAACTTCCCTGCCCCTCTAGATATGACTAACATCAGTGTGAACTACGATACTGAATGGCTGTTGAACTACTATAAAACAGGTGAAGTAGGCGAAGTGTTTATGAAGAACGTGCGTCAGGCTATGAAGTCTGCCGAGCCGGGATTCTCATTCAACTTCTTTGATAAAGAGAATGATACATTACGCAATGCTTGTACTGAGGTTACTTCAGCAGATGATAGTGACGTATGTAATCTTGGCTCTATTAATATGGGGCGTGTTGAAGACATCAATGAGATGTCAGATATCGTTGCGTTGGGTACTAAGTTCCTTATCTGCGGGACAATGAAGGCCAAACTCCCATACGACAAAGTGTATGAAACTCGTGAGAAGAACCGTCGATTAGGTCTTGGTCTTATGGGTATGCATGAATGGTTAATCCAGAGAGGGTCTAAATATGAAGTTACTCCAGAGCTGCATGCGTGGCTACAAGTTTATAAAGGCGTCAGTGATAAAGTATCAAAAGAAACAGCAGATGAATTCTCAATATCACGACCCGTGGCCAACCGTGCAATCGCACCCACTGGAAGTATTGGCATATTGGCTGGCACCTCGACTGGCGTTGAGCCTATATTTGCTGTTGCTTATAAGCGCCGTTACTTAAAGGGCAATACTCGATGGGTATATCAGTACGTTGTCGATAGTGCTGCACAAGAGCTTATTGACAGATATGGTGCACAGCCTGATAATGTCGAAAGTGCTTTGGATCTGGCGTCTGATTATGAACGGCGCATGGCATTCCAAGCTGACGTACAGGATTATGTTGATATGTCGATCTCCTCGACGATTAACCTTCCTGCATTTGGGAGCAAGTTGAACAATGAAAATACGATTGAAACCTTCGCAAATACGTTGGCTAAATACGCACCAAGACTTCGTGGCTTCACTTGTTATCCTGATGGTAGTCGTGGTGGTCAGCCTCTCACTTCCGTACCATATCACGAAGCCGTAGAGAAGCTAGGCGAAGAGTTCGACGAACACATCGAAACTCATGACATCTGTGACATCTCTGGAACCGGGGGTAGTTGCGGGGTTTGAGCAAGACAGGCATGATCATAGCATATAGCCGGGGAAAGGATGCCTTCCGAGAGGGCGTCTTCTCCTCACCCTATGCTCCAGAAACAATTAAACACAAGGAATGGCAGAGAGGCTTCGATGAGGCCTTCTGTAAGCATAGAGAGGTTAATGATGTACAAGGAATTCAACTACCAGATTCACTCGAGGTATGATGAGGCTGCTAGATCTAAAGCAAAGATGTTCTGGAAGGCTAATGGTTATCAGTGTGACGATAACGAAGACATATATGGAGTTGATCTTGTTGTTGAAGGCAAGGGACGTAAGTTTAACTGTGAAGTAGAGGTTAAACAGACGTGGCATGGTTTAAAATTCCACTATGACACCTTACATATACCAGTACGCAAGGCTAAGTTCCTTACTGACCCCACCACCTTCATGGTATTCAACGCTGGCCTACATCGAGTAGCTGTAGTTGGACGTAAGGCTGTACGGGAAGCCCCCAAAGTAGAAGTTCCTAACCGTGAGATAGCGTTTGGTGAACGATTTTTCGATGTGCCTGTATCTCAGGCCAAATTCTTCACGATAGGAGCATAATATGACTGAAGAAACAAACCAAGTGACGAAGGCACTGAATGATGCCATTGAGGCAAACCTTCAAGCAGTAGTAGTATCCGGTGTGGATGCTAACGGACAGATGTTTATGACTAGCTCTAATTCATCCTTACCTTTCATGCATTGGACACTAAATCGATCAGTGTTTGAGTTGGGATTATTTGAGAAAAACAATGCCGACAACGCAAAAAAAGACCCGGAGTCTGTTGACCCCGAGCCTAAAAAATAATACAACACCTAAGAATGGTTTGGTCACCGTTCTAGTTAGATACGATCTAAGGCCCTCAACTAAGTGTTGGGGGTCTTTTCGTTACTGGGGTATTGCTTTCTCTGTTTGTTCATCAACGCTTTCAGAACCAAGATAAGCGCCCCGTAATGCAAGCGGTGTCTGATCTGATACAAAGCTGGCCATTTTACCAAATAGATTCATGGCCTTTTTGTCCTTACCATCAGCTACTAGCTTTAGCATTCGGTCAAACTGATCAGGACGGGCTACTAGGATATCCATAGTTTCCTGCGCTATGTCCTCTATATCATCGATTGTAGGTTTTAGTATAGTCTTCACTATATTTCTGGTGAC